ATACGGAGCCCCCGGCAAGCTGGTGTGCCTTGCCGGGGCTTTCCCCGTCGATCCCTCCTGCGAATGCACGGTCTACGAACGCGGCGCGACGAAGCTCTGCTATCGGGAGCGGACGGTGAGCGTCGAGCAGATCGCCGCCGAGATGTTCTTCGAGCTGTGCTTGCTCGCGTCGCTCTGTTCGCTGGGAAGCGCGCGCGGGTTCGTTGCGAGGATTCACATCAGGCGCTTCTACGAACTGCTGAGCTCCCAAGGAGTTGATCTGACGCTATGAGGTACGTGAGCCTTTTCAGCGGCATAGAGGCCGCGAGCGTGGCGTGGGGGCCGCTCGGCTGGGAGCCCGTGGCTTTCTCGGAGATCGAGCCGTTCTGCTGCCGCGTCTTGGAAGAAAGGTTCCCGGAGGTGCCCAACCTCGGGGACGTGTCGGCGATCGATTGGAGCGGATATGAAGGGTCAGTTGACGTTGTGGTCGGGGGAAGCCCCTGCCAAGCCTTCTCTATCGCCGGAAGAAGAGAGGGCCTCCTGGATTCGAGAGGTCGGCTCATGCTCGAATACGTCAGAGCTGTACGAGAGATTCGTCCGCGCTGGGTGCTCTGGGAAAACGTCCCTGGAGTTTTATCCCAAGACAAAGGCGAAGCCTTCGCAACGCTGCAAGACGAGCTGGAGCAATGCGGGTATTCGCTCGCGTGGAGAACTCTTGACGCTCAGTTCTTCGGAGTGGCCCAGCGACGCCGCCGTGTGTTCCTTGTCGGACATCCTGATCTGGGACGCGCCGCAGCGGTACTCTTTGAGCGCGAAAGCCTGCGCTGGGACTCTCCGTCGAGCCGAGCGAGGAGGGAGAGCCTTGCCGCCCGAGCTGGACGCGATCCTGCGGGCGCGGACGTGATCGCGTTCAATGCCGGCAACAAGAACGACATGGCGCACGTAGGGCGCGGGCAGGTCGGCGTCTCCCCCACGCTCAGGGCGAGCGCGAGCGGGACCAACCAGGTTCCCGTCATCGCGTTCAGCTGCAACGCGTCCGGCTCCAGGGGCTTCGCCGAGGCGGCGGGGCTCTCGCCGACGCTGCGGGCCAGCCACCCCTCGAACGTGCCCGCCGTGCTCGCGCTCGGCGCGGGGAACGCGGAGAGCACGGACGGAAGCAGGGTGAGCCAGGCATCGACAATCGCCTTCAAGTACCACCAGGGGGCGGGGGCCAGGGGCATCGGCGCGTGCGAGGACGGCACTTCGCCGACGCTCACCGCCGACTACCACCAGCCGGCGGTGCTGGCCTTCGCCCAGAACTCCCGCGACGAGGTGCGCCTCGTGGGCGGTGAGCCCGTGCTGCGCCGCCTCATGCCGGTGGAGTGCGAGAGGCTGCAGGGCTTCCCCGACGGCTGGACGCGCGTTCCCTGGCGCGGCAAGCCCGCCGAGGAGTGCCCCGACACGCCGAGGTACAAGGCGCTCGGCAACTCGATGGCGGTGCCGGTGATGCGCTGGATAGGCGAGCGTATCGCGATGGTGGAGGAGGCGGTGCGATGAGCGCGCACTACCGCGACCGCGAGCCCACCGGGTGCGCCGGGGCGCTCGCCGCGCTGGCCGCGTCCCTGGCCGTGTGCGGGGCGCTCGCGTGGGCGGCGCACAGGGTCGGGTGCTGGATCGCGAGGGTCGTCTAGGCAAGCGGCTGCTGGTTCTGTTATCTGGAGGAAGCGATAAGAGAGGCCGATTCATGAACGTTTTTGACGAGTTGATCAAGGGATTGGAGAGCATTATGAATGCGATTACCGGCGGCAATCTGGCGATTGAGAAGGCTGTTTTCAACGACCCTGCGACAATCGTCATCTTCAGCGACGGGACGAAAACCGTTGTGAAATGCCAAGAGGGAGATACCTACGATAAGCGCACGGGGCTTCTTCTCTGCTGCGCGAAGCGGCTGTTCGGCAATACCGGTCGGTACAACGACATTCTGGCCGACGCCGTGCAGGGCAACGCTTCCGGCGTCGATGATTAGCGGGAACGGAATGGCGAACAGCCGAGGCCACCCTGCGGGGTAGCCTTTCTCATGCCCATGCGACTATGCGGGCATGGGTAAGAAGCGCGACATATGGAACAGCAACGGCAACGCCAAGCGGAAGCTGCGGGCGAGGCTGAAGGCGGAGGGTAGGCCGTGCCACCTGTGCGGCCAGCCCATCGACTACGGCCTACCTGTTGGCGACCCTTGGAGTTTCGAGCTAGACCACGTGGTGCCGATAGCTAGGGGCGGCGACCCATACGACTACGAGAACGCTGCCGCATCGCACCGCATCTGCAACCAGCGCAAGGGCTGCCGCATGCCGGGCGACGGCGGCGCGGTCGGGCTTCCCATCAAACGCACGCGCGTTTGGTAGGCGGCTGTGGGCGCGCGCAAGGTGTTCAAAGGGCTTCTCGGTAAAGGGATAGGCGCACCGTGATAGCGCGGCTCCACGGCGATTCTGGCCGGGTTTCCGACGGTCTGAAAATGGGCGGGGGCATTGCCCCTCCCCGCCTTCCTGCGGCCATCCCGGCGCGATATAGCCGATTTCCCCCCGGCCTCTCCCGAAAATGAGGGGGTATCTCACGCCCCGCATACCATCCCTCCCAGATGATGGAGGGAGGCGCGGAATGGCTGTAAGCATGCCCGACGACATAGCGGCAGACCCCGTGCAGAGCGGGATTTGGACGGCGCTGGCACCGGATGGAAACCGGTTCGCGGAGCAGGACGTTCCGAACCTGCGCCTGCTCTGCTTCTGGCACGCCGTGGCGCAGGAGGCGCAGCGGCAGATGTCGAAGGGCGGCAAGCTCGCCCTGTTCGACCCCATATCCGTGAAGCCCTTCACCCAAGACAACGGCAAGCCGCTCTTCATGGTTCGCAAGTCCCCGGCGCTGGCCGTGCTGAAGGAGGCGACCGCCGAAATCCGCCTGCTCTCCGACGTGCTCGGCGCAACGCCGTCCGCCCGCTCGCGGATGGGTGCCGAGAGCGCCCCGAAGCGCGACGGCGCGAAGGCCGACCTGCTGACCCTCGTGTTCACCGACCGCTCCGAGAAGGAGCGCAAGGCGGTCGGGGCATGATGGAGCCGCGCCAGACACCGACATACGAGGCGAATGTGCCGGAGGACTTGCGCGGGGACGGCGCTATGGCTACCAAGCTCGCCGCCGCCTACTTCGGCGAGCCGATGCCGTGGCAACCGCACCTGCTGGACGTGATGCTGGCTAGGGACGCGGGGGACAAGTACCGCGCCTCCGAGCTTGGCATATCCATACCGAGGCAGAACGGCAAGAGCTGGGTGGTGCGCGCCCGCTGCTTCTACGGCGCGCTGAACGGCGAGAAAATCCTGTACACCTGCCATCACGGCGATACGTCCGACGAGATGTTCCAAGAGTTGAGCAAGCCGTTCGAGGACGAGGACGAGCCGGAGCTGCGGGCGCTGCTGAAGCACGTTCGCAAGACCAACGGCAAGCAGGCCATCGTGCTGGGCAACGGCGGCGTGATCCGCTTCACCACCCGCACCGATTCCGGCGGGCGTGGAAAGAGCTTCGACACGCTGATTTACGACGAGGCGCAGGAGCTTACCGATTCGCAGCAGGCCGCGCTCCTCCCGGCTATCTCGGCTGGCAAGAAGAAGAACCCGCAGACCATCTACCTAGGCACTCCGCCCGACCCCAAGTGCATGGGAACGGTGTTCCGCAGCCTGCGCAATGACGTTCGCAAGGGCGAATCGGGCATGTCGTGGATCGAGTGGGGTGCGCCGGAGGTGGGCGACAAGCACGACCGCTCCCGGTGGTACGAGCACAACCCCTCGCTCGGGACGGTTCTCGCCCTGAAAGCCGTTGAGAGCGAGTGCAACCAGATGCAGCCTGATGTGTTCGCACGGGAGCGCCTTGGGTGGTGGGCACCGGTCGCGGGCAAGCACCTATTGGCGCTCGATGAGGCGAAATGGACGGAGGCGCAGCGCGGGGAGGCCATGCGGGAGGGAAAGACGGCCTTCGGCGTGAAGTTCTCGCCCGACGGCGGCACCGTGGCCGTCTCGTGGGCTAGGGCCGAGCGCGGCGGCGGCTCGTACGTCGAGCTGTACGACGTGCAGAGCGCCTACGGAGGCACCGCCGGTATCTCGGACATGCTGCTGCGCAACAAGGGCGAGATAGCCGCCGTGTGCATCGACGGCAAATCCGGTGCCGACGCGTTGATTCAACGGCTGACGGACGGCAGGTTCCCCAAGAAGGCGATCATTCCCGGTACGACGGCGGTTGTGCAGGCTGCGGCGACGATGCTGAAGGACGAGGTTGACGCGGGGACGCTCACGCACATCGAATCGCCCGCGCTGGACGAATCGGCCATCAAGTCAATCAAGCGGGACATAGGCAACAACGGCGGCTGGGGCTTCGGCGACGGTGCCGAGAGCATATCCGCACCCATCGAATCGGCGTCGCTGGCGCTCTATGCGGCGCGAACGACGAAACGCGACCCTAGAAGGAAACAGGAGGCGAATTTCTAATGGCGAACATCAACCTGCACCTCGCGGCGGGCGTTTCCGACGCGGTGGGGCTTCTGCCCGAGGACAAGGAGCTTGTGCGCGAGCTGGTGGAGGTGTGGCGCAGGAAGCGCACGCGGAATATGCTGCGGGAGCGCTACTACCTCGGCCACATCCGCGTGAAGGACTTGGGCATCGCCATGCCGAGGAGCTTGGCGAAGAAGATTGACCCGCGCATCGACTGGCCTAAGAAGGCCGTCCACGCGCTGGCCGACCGCTCCGTTCTCAACGGCTTCACGACCGACGATGACGAGACAACCGACCTGCTGCGCAAAATCTACTCCGCGAACGCCCTAGATTCCCTTTACCGGAAGAACCTGATTTGCGAGCTGAAGCATTGCTGCGGCTTCTGGACGGTGACGGACGATGGCGAGGGAAACCCCGTCATCAGCGCCTATCCCGCAACCGCAGCGAGCGCGGTGTGGGACGATGCCCTGAAGTCGATCAAGGCCGGTCTTGTCGTAGCCGAATCGAAGGCCACGCCGGGCGGCTACTCCCGCACCCCCACGGTCATCAACGTTTTTACGGCTGACGCGGTAATCGTCCTCGTGCGCGATGGCGGGGTTTGGCGCGCGGAGTACCGCGAGCATGGCATGGGTCGCCCGCTAATCGAGCCGATGGCGCACGGTGCCACGCTAGAGCGGCCTTTCGGCTCCTCGCGCATCACCCGAGCCGTCATGAGCATCACTGACGATGCCATACGCCAGCGCGCCCGCATGGAGGTGGCTGCGGAATCGTCAACGCTCCCGCAAATCTGGCTGCTGGGAACCTACGAGCGCGTGACGGATGATGGAAACAAGTACGATGCGAGCATGGGCGCGGTGAACGAAATCACCAAGGACGCCGACGGCGATTCCCCGACCGTCTGGCAGTCCGCGCAGCTCCAGATGGCGCCCCTAAGCGAATACTTCCGCAGCCTCGCGTGCCAGATGTCCAGCGTGACCGACGTTCCCGTTTCCTTCTTCGGCGTCTCGAACGACAATCCCAGCTCTTCGGATGCAATCGCGGCGAGCTTGGAGCCGCTTGTCATCGACGCGAAGAACCTGAACCGCGAGAACGGCAACGCCTTGCGCAACGTGGCGTACATGGCTCTGGCGGTGGTGCGCGGCACCGACTTCGCGACGGAGCGCGATAGGGGCGCGAACGTCAACCCGCGCTTTATGTCCCCGGCGTACCCCTCCACGGTGAGCCAGAGCGATGCGGTGCTGAAGCAGGTGCAGGCCATCCCGAAGCTCGCCAACTCGGACGTGATGCTGGAGCTGCTGGACTACACCGCAGAGCAGATGCAGCGCATCAACTCTGACAACCGCAAGGCGCAAGGCCGCGCGCTTATCGACCGGATGACCAACGGCAGAACGGAGGCCGACGGTGCGGCTGTCGAGGAAGGTGCTTAGCGAGTACGATGCCCGCCTCGCGAAGCTCGAAGGGGCGGCATACGACTACGCCGCCACGCGCATAGGCGCGTACATATCGGCGTTCCCGGATGCCCCTGCTGAGTCTGTGCGGGAGTTCGCCATCGAGAAGGTGAACGAGGCGGTGCTGTCGTTCGGTGACGGTGCCTCTTCACTCGCCGCCGACCTGTACGAGAGCATGGCCGAGGCCGCGCGGGCGAAGGTCGGGGGCGCGCTCGTTGACACCTCGGACGTTTCCGAGTACGTGAGCAGGGAGATTCGCTACCAGCTCCGCAAGTACCTTGACGGCGACACCGGCGGGTTCGTCAACGCCTGCGGGCAGCAGGCGAGCGACCAAGTGAACCGCCGGGCGAACCAGACCATGCGCATCAACGCGAAGCGCGACGGCCTGCGGTACGCCCGCGTGCCGATGGGCGGCGAAACCTGCACGTTTTGCACCATGCTGGCCTCTCGTGGGTTCGTGTACCGCTCTGCCGAGGCCGCTGGCGAGGGAAACCATTACCACCGCCATTGCCGATGCAAGGTGGTTCCCGGATTCGACGGCGTTGAGGTGGAGGGATACGACCCCGACGAGCTGCATAGGCGCTGGTTGGCGTTTGACGAGATCGACAAGATGGAGGGCGTTGGCGACTTCGACAAGAGGGCGCTCAAATCTGCCTTCGTCCAAGGCTCGGAATCATACGACCATGCGCTGAAGGCGATGGACGGCTACACAATCGCCCCGTCGAAGTTGGAGCGGTACGCCCTTTCAGCCGATGGCGACGCGGACAAGGCAAGGGCGTTCGCGGGCTATCTCGGCTACACTGCCGAGGATGCCGCCGAGGTCGCGGCGAGGGTGTACGCCTACGTCGCCGACCACGCTCCGGAGTACAAGGACACTATCACGCATGGCGACAGGTTCACAACCAACATGGTGATGGGCGGCAAGGACGGCAGGAGCGCAAAGGTCAAGGTCGGCTGGATTAAAGACGAAAAAACAGGTAAACTACGCCTGACCACAATTTTCGTTGACGAATAGGAGGTGCGCCGTGAAAGAGTATGACGAGGTTACCGTCCCCGATGGGCGCACCGGCCATATCATCGAGCTTTTTGAGAACGGTGACTGCCTGGTTGAGTTCAGGACACCGGATGGCCCTCATCGGTACGATGACGAGTTCTTCAAGGCCGACGAGGTGAAACCAGTGGCCACAGAATAGCGCGCCGAACACGAAAGCCCCCGCAAGGGGGCTTTTTCTTTGCCCGAAAACAGGGTGCGAGCGCGGTCATTGGCTGACAAATCCCCGAAATCTCACGCGCAAAAGACAATCCTTCCCGACGCGCCGCACGGCGCAGAGGCACCACCGACAAGGCCGCATGGCCGGAAGGACGCGCCGCACGGCGCGGGAAGGAGAAGCGACATGGCAGACGAAGCGCAGGGCAGCGCGCCCGGCGACGCCGAGGGCACCGAGCCGCACGGCGAGGGCGAGCAGCAGGAGCCGGACTACAAGGCGCTCTACGAGCAGGCGAAGGCCAACTCCCGCAAATGGGAGAAGCAGGCCAAGGCGAACAAGACCGCCGCCGACGAGCTTGCCAAGGCGCAGGAGGCGGGCAAGACCGCCGACGAGCAGATCGCCGATTTGCGCAAGCGCCTTGACGAGAAGGAGAAGGCCGAGGAGCGCGCGAAGCTCGCCGCCAAGGTCGCGCAAAAGAAGGGCGTCCCCGCAGACCTGCTTGTGGGCGATACCGAGGAAGAGCTTGAAGAGTGGGCGGACAAGATGCTCGCCCATTTCAAGAAGAAGCCCGCCGCGCGGGTCGAGAAGCCCGGAGCGTTCGACAAGGGCGATTCCGGCACCGGCTCCGCCAAAGCCGACTTCAGCAAGTTCATGAACGACTTTTTCAACTAGCGAAAGGAACCAACGATGGCTGTCGATTCCATGATTACCACCAAGAGCATCACCCTCCCCGAATCAGTCTCCGACGAGATTTGGCAGAAGGCGCAGGAGGCATCCGTCGTGATGAAGCTCGCGCAGCAAATCACGCTCCCTGGCAACGGCCTCACCATCCCCGTTGTCACCGGCGACCCCGTTGCCGAGTGGACGGGCGAGACCGAGGAGAAGCCGGTGGGCAAGCACACCCTGACCACCAAGAGCATGAAGGGCTACACCGTCGCCCTTATCGAGCCGTTCAGCAACCAGTTCCGCGACAACAACACGGCGCTGTATGACGCGCTCGTCGGGCGTCTCCCCGGCTCCATCTCCAAGGTGTTCGACCAGACCGTTTTCGGCTTCCAGGACGCGCCGGGTGACGGCTTCGACACGCTTGCCGACGCGCCCGCCGTGGACATCTCCACCAAGACGTATGACGGCTTCGTTGATGCCATCGAGACGGTTGGCGATGCGGACGGCGAGCTGAACCACTGGGTTCTCGCCCCGAAAGGCCGCACCATGCTCCTGAAGGCGAAGGACAATCAGAACCGCCCGCTGTTCATCAGCAACGCCGCTGTCGATACGGCACCGAACGCGGTTCTCTCCATTCCCGCCACGTTTACCAAGAACGTCCACAAGGCGGCGGTAGCGTCCAAGTCCGCAGAGGTCGTTGGCTTCGGCGGCGACTGGTCTGCCGCCCGCTACGGCATCGTGAAGGACATCAACATCGCCGTCGCCGACCAGGCATCCCTCTCCGTCAAGGACGGCGAGAGCACCGTGCAGCTGAACCTCTGGCAGCGCAACATGTTCGCCGTGCGCATCGAGCTTGAGATTGGCTTCGTCGTGCGCGATGTGAACGAGTTCGTGCGCCTTAACAACGGCACCGTCTCTTCGAGCTAGGGATGTTGGCGATGGCTAGGAGACGGTCAACAACCGGGAGCGTGACGTTCGCCACGGTGGGCGATTACACGGAACGCTATGGGGAGCCTGCGGATGCCGCGCGCGCCGAAGTGCTGCTCAACGACGCTTCCGCGCTGATGCTCTCCGAGTACGAGGGGTTTTATGGAACCGCCTACGAGAAGGGCGCTCACGCGACTTTCGACCGCTCGGCCAGCGCCGTCTGCTGCCTGCTCGTCAACCGGGTGCTGAACGCTCCCGCCGCGATGGTGGGGGCTACCCAGTACAGCCAAGCCGCAGGGGGCTACAACGCCTCCGTCACCTACGGAACCGCGCTGGGCGAGATGTACCTAGGCAAGACCGAGCGGAAGCGCCTCGGCCTCGTCGGGCAGTCTCTAAGGGCGCTGCATCCCATCGAGCGCGGGGAGGTGGCGGAATGAACCTGATTCAGGGCGAATCGGTGACGGTCATCCGCCCGGTCATCGAGAGCGACGAGCTGGGCGAGCCGGTGGAGGGAACGCCCGAGCGCGAGGCGGTTGGGAACATCGTGGTGGCGCCCGGCGCAACCGCCGAGCTGGACGCATCCCGACCGAACGGCGTGACCGTCGCCTTCACGCTCTGCTTCCCGAAGGGCTACGGAAAGAGCCTGAAGGGTTGCTCCGTGGAGATTCGCGGTCGCGCCTACAGGGTCGTTGGCGATCCGCAGCCCTACACCGAGGCGAATACCCCCGGCGATTGGAACCTGACGGTGGAGGTGGAGCGAACCGATGGCTAAGCGAATCCGCTGCAAGGTGAAGTTCGGCAAGTTCAAATGGAACCGCGCCGGTTACGCCGAGGCGATGAACGCACCGGCTGTGCAGGGCATGGTGGCGAAGCCCGCGCGAGCCATCGAATCCGCGTGCAACGCATCCTTCACGCCCGACCCCGGCGAGGGGCAGGGCTACGTGGCGAAGCAGGTGAACGGCAAGCTCGCCAAGGGCTACATGGTCAGGACGGCCACGCCTCATGCCCATAACAGCGAGCGCAAGCACAACAGGCTGCTCGGCGCTCTCGGCTCGCAAGGAGGCTCGTGATGGACGTGGAACGCGCCGTGGCAAAGCGCCTCATGGATTCGATCGGTATCAAGGCCGTCTTGGAGGTGCCGGACGAGCGCCCGGACGAGTTCATTTCCGTCGAGCTGACCGGAGGCAACGCCGGCCGCTTCATCAAGCGCCTGACATTGGCGGTGCAGTCTTGGGCGCAGAGCCGCAGGCGCGCCGCCGAAATCGCCGCTCTGGTCGAGCAGGCCGTCTACGACCTCGCGGACGAGCCGAACATCTTCAGCGCGACCCCGAGCGGCACGTACCGATGGCCTGACCCGGATTCGGGGCAAGACCGCTACCAGACCACCGTAGAGCTGACCATCTGCGAATAGAAGGGAAGAGCAATGGCTAACACAGCAAGCACCACCAACAACACCGACAACGTAAGCTCGGCTAAGGGCGTGAAGGGCGGCTACATCTTCTCCGCGCCCGTAGGCACGAAGCTCCCGACCGACATCAAGACCGCCCTCGCCCCGGACTTCCTCGTCCTCGGCTTCATCTCCGAGGATGGCTACGTGGAGAGCGAGGAGAGCGATTCGGAGGACATCGTCGACATGAACGGCGACCTCATGGATTCGCCCAAGACCTCCCGCGTGGAATCCGGGCAGTTCACCCTCGCCGAAATCAAGGCAGATACCTTGAAGGTGCAGTACGGCGAGAGAAACGTTACCGATGCGAACGGCATCATCACCGTCAAGCACAACAGCGATTCGGATTGCGTGCGCTCCTACGTCCTCGAACTGCTCCTGAAGAACGGTCGCCGCTGGCGCAAGGTCATCCCCAAGGGCCAGTCCAGCGAGCTTGATGACCTCACTATCGCCGTCAGCGAGCTTTGCGCCCGCGCGCTCACGATGAAGTACCTCACGGACGAGCAGGGCAACACCTGCTACGACTACATCGAATCCACCGAGACGCAGGCCGCGACGAAGTAGAGGGGAGAAGGGCGATGAATCAGGTCAAGTTCAACGTCGAGGGCATCGAAGGCGATTTCTTCTGCGATGCCGACGAGTTGAAGAGCTATCGAACCATCAAGCAGCTCTCCCTTGCCGAGAAGCACCCTGACGGCCTGTTCGAGGCATTGGAGCGCGTCTACATGGGCAAGGACGAGGAGTACGTTGAGCGCGTCGGAGGGTTCGAGAGCATCCACGAGCTCAACGACGCGGCTGCGGAGGCGGCGAAGGCAAAAAACTCCTCGGCTTCGTCTCGTGCCTCGAAGGGCACCGGGGCGAAGTAGTAGCCGACTTCCAGCAATACTACGGCATCCCCCTCCCGTTAGAGGGGGATGTTCCCGATTTGCCGCGCATGGCGCTGCTTTGGAGGCAGCTGCCCGCCGAATCCCGCACCGCGAAGCTCCAAGCGCCAGCTTTGCAATGGGAGACGGAGGCTTACCTGCTCTGGCAAATCGAGTTCCAGCTAAGAAATCTCATCTGGGCGCTTCAATACGACAAACGGCATCCGACGCCGAAGCCCCAGCCGATACAGACCCCCGCGCAGCTAGCGGAGGCTCGCCGGAAGAGGGATGCGGCGCTCGATGCGAGGGAAGAGATAGACAGGGCGCTCGGAATGGAGGGAACAGATGGCTAACGTAGGCTCTGCATACGTCACCCTGATGCCCTCGATGAAGGGCTTTGCCCAGTCGATAGGCAGCGACTTCGGCGGGGCTGGCACCAAGGCGGGCAACGCTTTCGGCGACGGCCTCTCCGTCGGCGTCGAGGCCGGTTCCTCCAAGGCGCAGGGGGCGCTTTCCAAGCTCGGCTCAATTGCATCCACCGTCGGCAAGGTGGCCGTCGCCGGTTTCGCGGCGCTGACCGGTGCCGTCTCCTCCGTCGGTGCCGCCGCGCTCTCCTCCTATGCGGACTACGAACAGCTTGTGGGCGGCGTCGATACGCTCTTCAAGGACGCTTCGGCGCAGGTGCAGCAGTACGCGGCTGACGCCTACAAGACGGCTGGCATGAGCGCGAACACCTACATGGAGACCGTAACCGGGTTCTCGGCCACGCTCTTGCAGGGCTTGGGCGGGGACACGGAGCAGGCCGCTCGAGTCGCCGACGTTGCGATTCAGGACATGTCGGACAACGCAAACAAGATGGGCACCGACATCCAGATGATTCGCGACGCATATCAGGGCTTCGCGAAGGACAACTACGACATGCTGGACAACCTGAAGCTCGGCTACGGCGGCACGCAGGCCGAGATGGCGCGCCTAATCAACGATTCGGGCGTGCTTGGCGACGCCATGAAGGTCACGGCGGAGACGGTCAAGGACGTTCCGTTCGACAAGATGATCGAAGCCATCCATCAGGTTCAGACCGAGATGGGCATCACCGGTACGACCTCCTTGGAAGCGGCCACCACCATCCAAGGCTCAATGAGCATGGCTAAGGCGGCATGGGACAACTTCCTGACCGGTCTCGGGCGCGATGACGTCGACTTCTCGGCGCTCACGACGCAGCTCTTGGACGCCATCGGCACGGTCGCCACCAACGTAGCGCCACGCGTGGCAATCATCGGCAGGAACATAATCGAGGCGTTCCCCTCCGTGCTCAACGGCTTGAGAACCGTCCTCGCACCCATCGTGTTAGAGGCGCTTGCCGCCGCGTGGAACATCGCGGTTCAGGCGCTTGCGGGTCTCGGCATCCAGCTCCCCGCGCTTGACGGGTCGCAGCTGATGGCGGGTATTCAAACGGTCATCGGCTTCGTCTCGGATGCGGTTTCGACGCTCCGGGAGGTGCTCGGCGCGGTCGGGGGCATCGTTTCCGGTGCCTTGTCCTCCGCATGGTCTGCGGTGCAGCCGTTCGCGGCCTTCATAGCGTCCTCGATGCTCCCCGCGCTTTCATCGCTCGCCACGGGCGCTATGACGGCGTTCGGCACCGCGCTGCCCATAGTGCAGCAGTTCGGCACGATGCTCCAGAATCTGGCATCTGCCGTGATGCCCGTGATAGCGAATGCCGTGACGCTCATAACCCCGCTGCTCTCGCAAGTGGTCGGGATAGTCGGCCAGCTTTGGACGGCAATCAGCCCGCTGCTGGCGCAGCTAGCCAGCGTGCTGATTCCAGCCATCACGACCATAGGCCAAGCCCTTGCCAATCTGGCGAACGCGGTGCTTCCGGTTCTCGCGAGCGCCGCCCAGATAGTCCTCTCGGTCGTGCAGGCCGCTATACCCGTCATATCCACTATCGCCTCGGTGGTCACTTCCGTAATCAGCGTCGTGGTGACCGTGGTCGCGAACGTGGTGAGCGTCGTGGTGAACGCGGCGGCGACCGTGATAGCGCTCATCGCCGACGTGATGGCCGTGGTTTCGGCCATCGTCGGCACCGTTTCAACCGTGGTTGGCACCATCGCGTCGGTCGTCGGCGGCTTCATATCAACCATCGTCTCGGTTGTCTCGGGTATGGCCAGCACCATCGTCTCCACCGTAGGCTCCTTGGTCAACTCGGCGCTGTCCTTCTTCAGCAACCTGTTCTCGACAGCAGCGACCGGATTCCAAACCATGGTGTCCACGTTATCGAACGCCGCGCAGATGATCTACAGCGCGGTGACGGGGGCGTTCTCCAACCTCGTCTCCGGCGTCTCGTCAGCCATCGGGAGCATGATTGGCTTCGTCTCGGGCATTCCCGGCGAGGTCATGGGCGTGTTCTCGGGCGTCGGCTCGTGGCTCGCCGATTCGGGGCGCGCCCTCATCGACGGCTTCACCGGCGGCATCAAGCAAGCCTTCAGCGGGGCGCTGAACGTCGTGAAGGACGGCCTCAACGCCATCCGCTCCTTCTTCCCGTTCTCGCCCGCCAAGAAAGGGCCTTTCTCTGGCAGCGGCTACACGACGTTCTCCGGCAAGGCGCTCATGGGTGACTTCGCCGAGGGCATCGAGGGCCAGACGGGGAAGGTGGCCGCCGCCGCGCGCGACGCCCTCGGCGCGGCGCAGGCCGGCCTCTCGGCGCAGCTGGCGGCGGCCCCGATCCAGCTGCCGTCCGGCTCGTCGTCGGATCGGCTCGCGGTCGCGGTCGAGCGGCTGCACGACGACCTGATGGCCATATACGGGATCATACCCGAGGGCATGAGTAGGCGCGACTTCAACAGGCGCGCGAGGGAGGCGGTCGCATATGTCCGGTAGGCTGTTCTACGTCTCGGGCACGGGCGGCGTCCGCGTCCCGCTCGACGGGCCGGGCGCGTTCTCGGGCGCGGCGGAGGGGCTGCGCGGGCGCTCGTGGTCGTATAGCCTCGGGGCGCGCTCCCTCTCGGGGGCGTCGAGGAAGGCGAGGGAGTGCGAGCTGGCGGCGTCCTTCACGGACTTCGCGGTCGCCGACCTCCTCAGGCGCGCGGCCGACCGGGACATGGCGACGGGGACGCCGGGGCGCATGGAGATGGACGGATGGTCTCAGCGGGCCTACGTCGTCGCGTTCGAGCCCTCGTCGGTCTCCCGCCGCCTCGTGTCCGCGACCCTCACCGTGGCCCTTTTGGACGGCGCGTGGCGCAAGCCCGTCACGCAGCTGTTCCGCCCCTTGGGCGACGATCCGGCCGAGGAGTGGCTGGACGCCCCGTTCGACCTGCCGTGCGACCTGCTGCCCGCGACGGGCGACTCGGCCATAGAGAGCGCGTCGTGGCTGGCCTCCCCCGCGGAGATAACCGTCTGGGGGCCTGCCTCATCGCCCGAGCTGGCCATCGGTGGCAACGTCTACGCCTTTGACATCGACGTGCCGGAAGGGTCGCGCCTCGTGGTGGACGGGGCCTCGTGGCCGAGGTCGATAACGATGGTGTCGGAGCTCGGCGACAGGACGGACTGCTTCTCGTGCGGGGATCGCGGCGGGGGGCTGGGCTCGGGGCGCTACTGCTTCGAGCCGGTGCCCGCCGGGCGCTCCGAGGTGAGGTGGGAGGGCGGCTTCGGATTCGACGTGACCTATTACATCGAGGAGGGGGAGCCGCCGTGGAGCTCGTCATAGCAGACGCCGAGGGGCGCGACCTGCGCTCGGTGGCCGACTACGACCTGGACATGGCGTTCGGCTCCGACGAGAACGACTTCGAGCTGACCATCGACGCGACCCTCGCGCCGCCCCCCGGCGGCTACGCCTACGCCGACGGCACCGAGTACGGCGGGACGGTCGACTCGGTGGAGCGCGCCTCCGGCTCGAAGGTCGCCGTGTGCAGGGGCAGGACGTGGCACGGCGTCCTCGCGGGCAAGGTGCTCGTCCCTGACGCGGGGTCGTCGCACATCGTGATGGACGGCCCCGCCCAGGCGTGCCTCCGGTCGGTCATCGACCGCACGGGGCTCGGGGGGCTGTTCTCCGCTCCGGACGGCGCGGGCTCGGGCTCCGTGTCGGGCCACAGGATGGAGCGGTTCTGCGACGCCTACTCCGGCGTCAGGGCGATGCTCAGGGCGTCCGGGCTCAAGCTGTCCATGCGCCGGGAGGGCGGCAAGGTCGTCATGGCGGCCCTGCCCGTCGCCGACCTGTCGTCGGAGGTCGACTCCGACCTCGTGGAGTTCGTCTACGAGCGGACGCACCGGCGCGTCAACCACCTCGTGTGCGCGGGCGCGGGCGAGGGCGCGGCGCGCGCCGTGGTCCACGTCTACGCCGACGCCGAGGGGGCCGTGTCGCAGGAGCAGACGCTGTTCGGTGCGGACGAGGTGGCGGCGCTCTACGACTACAGCAACGCCGACGCGGACGAGCTTCTGGAGGCGGGCCTCGCCAAGCTCGCGGAGATGCAGGGCGAGGGGACGGCCGAGGTCTCCGTCTCCGACGACCTTGACGCCGACGTGGGCGACCTCGTGTCGGCCCGCGACTGGGAGACGGGGCAGTCCGTGACCGCCGAGGTCGCGAAGAAGGTCGTCAAGGCGTCGGGCGGGGCCGTCTCGTACTCCTACGAGGTCGGCCGCCCGCCCGCCTCTGCGGGGGCGTCCCTCTCCGGCTCGTCGGAGTCTTCCGGCGCGGGGGCGTCCTACAAGGCGGGCAAGGGCCTGTCGATCGTCGGGGCCACGATCTCGGCAGAGGTGGACGCGGCCGACCTCGCGGAGGTGTCCGACCGGGCGCGCTCGGCCGCCGCCGACGCGCTCGCGGCGTCCCAGGCCGCCGCCGAGTCGGTCAGGGAGGTGGAGGCCCGCGCCCCAGTGGCGCTCTCGCGCGATGGGCGAGATATCTCACTGTCGTTGGATACTGTCGACGCGGCCGGGGTCAACTCGTGGTTCGCGTGACGAGGAAGGAGGAGGCATGGCCGGAAAGGCCCTCGACGACGAGGCGGGCAGGGCGCTCGCCAACCAGGTAAGGGCGCTGTTCGCCGCCGACCTGGACATACAGGGGGTGCAGATAGTCCTGTACAACGGGCAGGCGAAGCCCGCCCCGCTCAAGACGATCACGCTCCCGGCGGCCTCGGAGACGGCCCCAGGCGTGATGTCCGCTGTCGACAAGGCGAAGCTCGACGGCGTGGCGGCGGGCGCGAACAAGACCGTGGTGGACAGCGCGCTCTCGAGCGCCAGCGAGAACCCCGTGCAGAACAAGGCCGTGAAGGCCGCGCTCGACGCCAAGGCGGCCTCGTCCCATACGCACTCGGCCTCGGACGTGGCGAGCGGCACGCTTCCCGTGGCGCGCGGCGGCACGGGGGCCTCGACGAAGGCCGCCGCCGTGACGGCCCTCCTCGGGGGCCTCCCCAACGAGAGCGCCGCCATCTCCGACGGCAACGCCGTGGCCAAGTACGTGAGCGCCACCGGAATCCCCGGCTACTACACGGCGCTCCAGGTATGGCAGTACGTCAAGGGCAAGGCCGATCCCGCGTACGCCGCGAAGTCGCATGCGCACTCGCAGTACGCCCCGACGGCCTCCCCGTCGCTCACCGGGACGCCGAAGGCCCCCACGGCTGCCTCGGGAACCTCCAGCACGCAGATCGCCACGACGGCGTTCGTGCAGTCGGCCATCGACGCGAAGATGGCGGGCGCGGCCATGTACAAGGGGGCCGCCTCGAAGGAGTCCGACATATCCGCGACCGCCTACAAGGCGGGCTGGTACTGGATCGTCAAGGCGGCGGGGACGTTCATGGGCGAGGCGTGCGAGGCGGGCGACATGGTGTTCGCGAACTCCGACAAGGGCTCGGCGTTCTCGGCCTCGCACTTCGACGTCGTGCAGGCGAACATATCCTACGTGACCGCCGACGACGTCAAGTCCTGGTTCGCGTGAGGCCGGCATGGCGAGGACGGTTCAGAGGGTGCTCTCCGAGCCCGCCGCCAGGGAGCTGGCGGCGCAGCTCAAGGCGCTCGTCACCGGCAACGCCCCGGCGAGCTTCCTGGCCGCCTACCCCAAGGGCGCGATCTACCGCTCGACGGACGCGGAGAGCCCCGCCGCCCGCTTCGGCGGCGAGTGGGGCGAGGTGGAGTGCCTGGGGGGCTGGGCCTGGGAGCGCCTGGACGAGGGCGACGACGGGACGGCAGAGCAGTTCCTGCAGTCTCATCCGGTCGGGTGCGTGTACGAGACGACCGGGGGCAGCCCCGCGGCCTACGGCGGGACGTGGGAGGAGGCCCCGTCGCTCGGGGCCTCGGCATGGGTGAGGACATCGTGAGAGAAGGAGGACGGAATGACGGTTGAGCTGGTGGACGGGCGCGCGGGAAAGCCGCACATCGACGGGGACGACCTCGGCGACTTCAAGCTGGGCTTCTGCGGAGGGGGCTACGTGCTCGGCACGGGCGACGTGCTCAAGGCGACGCAGCCCAGCGCGAACAAGGTGACCGTGGCGACCGGATCGGCGGTGATGCCCCTCACGGGGAGGCACGTGCGCGTCACGGCCCCGGAGACGGTTGCCGTGACGAGCGGGACGCAGGGGCAGAAGCGGCGCGACATCGTGGTTCTGCGCGCCTCGACCGGATCGGGCGTCGAGAGCGCGTCCCTGGTGTGCCTCAGGGGGACGCCGGTGAGCTATGGGACGCCCGCAGACCCCGCCGTCCCCAAAGGCGACCTCGCGCTGTACCGCGTCACGCTCGACGGCGCGTCCGTCTCGAAGCCCGAACCGGTGTTCAAGGTGCTCCGCTCGGCGGCCGACCTCGAAGAGCTCTGGGATTCCGTATCCCAGTTCTTCTCCCGGCTCTTCGTCGTCAAGACCGTGGCCATGCCGGAGATCTCGGTGGAGGCGGGAACGGTCGCGACGCAGAAGGCGGATGCGCCGGCCGTCGAGGGGTACCGGTGCGTGGGCGTGGTGGGCGCGAACACGTGGCACGGCCAGCTCGTCTACCAAGCCTTCGGCGTATCCGGCTCCGAGATCATTGTCACGTTGAGAAACGTCGCCAGCTGGGACGTTTCGACGACGGGCGAGGTCAGCCTCCTCTACGTTATGGAGTAGGGCATTCCGTATCCCAGGTGGAAATTTCGGATGGCTGGGTGGTCGAGCGGCTACCCAGCGGCTACGCGAGGCTCCATGCGGCGACGACGCGCTACATGGCCCTCGACCAGCAGTGGGGCGACTACCACGTGTACGGCATGTGGCCGCGGCTGACGTTCCCCGTGGCCTTCGCCGAGCCCCCGGTCGTCACCGCGTCGTGCGAGGCTTTCGGAGGGTGCTTTCCGATGCCGCACCAAGTCACCGAGGCGACGGCGGAGTTCCGCATCATGGACATCGCGCGCGACCCCGAGTCCAAGGACGTGACGCTGCACGTCAGCGTGTTCGGCCGGCTGGCCTGACATTCCGTATCCCACGCCCTCTACAGCGGCCCAGGCGCGGCCTCCGTGGCCCTCTCGGAGGACGCCGAGGGATACGACTGGCTGGACGTCGAGGTGGCCAGCGCCCAGGGCAACCGCAAGGCCGTGAGGCTGCGCCCCGGCGCGACCGCCGACTACGTGTCCCACGGCGTCACCGACGGCACGTGCTGGGTGTCCTTCGGCACCCTCGCGGCCTCCGGCAGGACGGCGCGGATCACCTCGCAGGTCAACATGCCGATAACGGCCTACGAGTGGGGCGAGGGCACC